CCAACTGAAGAACAAGTTCCTAAAACTTTAATTAAGCATTTTATTAGAGGATATTTTGACGGAGATGGTTGGTTTACAAATACCGATAGTTGTTTTCAAGTTGGTATTATAGGAACTGAAGATTTTATAAAAGGGTTTCTTGATAATATTGAAAATGTTAATAAAGATAATAAAATTTTTACAGTTCATAGAACAGATGGCGCAAAAAGGTATGTATTTGGCGCCTATCAAGATGTTTTAAATTTTTTAAACTGGATTTATAAAGATAGTAATGTTTACTTAGATAGAAAATATGAACATTATTTAGATTTTATTCAAAATGGTAGTAAATATCATAAAAATTAAAGAAAAATCTTGCCGCATATTAAAGAAATTTAGTATGAGAACTGCGGAATTAAGCGGGGACTCTGAGATGAGAATCCGAACCGAAGTCTAAACTTAAAAATTTAGACAGGGGCAACGCATAGAAGGTGAAACTATAAATAGAATATAATCCTTCCACGAGTCCGCAGCAACTTAACAAGTAAAGTTGAAGTTGAAAAGATATGCTGATCTTATACGAAATGAAGTATAAGAGCCAAAGGATAAAAAGCCTTTGGGGTAACATAAATGAAGGAGCAAGCAGCCTTGAGTATTGGGGCTGGGTAAAGTGTTTGAATTGCTGGAACATCCTAAAGTGTTAATAACTACAACATAATTCTTTCTCTTGAGAATAAGTGTGAATGTAAACGAAAGTTAAAAAAATATTAACAATGTACTAAGGTTTATCCTAAGGTATGCATAATGGACAATCAGCAGCTAAGTAAAGGAGAGAATATGAATAGTTTAGAAAGAAAAATAAAAGAACGTTTTCCAAATGAAGATATAGAGGTATTAAATTTTACTATAATGAAAGAACCTGCAACTGTAAAATGTATTCGTTGCGGACAGACTTATACTTTAAGCCATGCAGAAAACTTTGTAAGAAAAGCAAAAACCTGTATTTGTAAGAAATGCGTAAATAATCATACAGGTGGAAGGTTATCTATAGAAGAATTTCAAACAAAGATTAATATTAAGTATCCACATGAAAAATTGTTGGTTTTAAATTTTACAGATACTAAAAATCAATGTTCAATTAAGTGTTTAAAGTGCGGCAATACAACAACATTACTCGCAAGAAGTTTTTTAGTAAAAGAAAAAAAGAATGTTTGTCATTTTTGTCATAAAAATAAACAAGAGATTATGAATAATAAATTAAATGAGTTTTATGAATGGATAAAAGAACAAAACACATACTCTTTTTTTCCATTGCCTAAAGATATTCATAGTCATACATTGATATTAAGTAAATGTAACGTATGCGGAAATATTAATAAGAAAACAATTTATGATTATATGCGGGAGCGTGGGTGTCCGGTTTGCGCTAAAAATACTCTTAAAACAAAGTTAGATTTTCAAAAAGAAATTGGAGAAGAATATAATATCTTAGAGTACAAAGGTATGGATCACTCTTGTTTAATAAAACATAATTTATGTAATTTTGTTTATAAAAGGTCTCCTAGACATTACACTTGTCCAAAGTGTGGTGGAAGTAAAGGCGAAAAGAAAATTAGATATTATTTAAACAAAAATAATATTATATTTGAAGAACAAAAAGTATTTAATATCAAAGGACATAAGCTAAGAGTAGATTTTTATTTACCTACGTATAATCTAGCAATAGAATATCAAGGAGAACAGCACTACAAACCTATTGATTTCTTTGGCGGACAAAAAACATTTGAAAAACAAGTTCTTTATGATAATTATAAAAGAGAATATTTTAAGAATAATTTATTAGAAATATCTTATACAGATTATGATAATATAGAACAAATATTGAATAAACTATTACCTTAAAAAGTTCATCGACTATTATGTAGGAAATCAGATATACTTGATTTCCGAAGCGGACACTATTATACAACGTGTATATAATGATATAGTCAGATATTAGCTGAAAAGTTAAATTTTATAAATGCAATTACTTGCGCAAAGATTGATGAGATATGTCAGTTAATTCCAGCTCTAGCGAATGAAATTAATTTCGATAGAGGAGCATCTAAAAAATCTAAAAATGATGTTAAATATATTTTTAAAAATGGTTCTGTTATAGATGTGTTAGCAGCAAAAGAAAGCTCTAGAGGTCAACGTAGAACAGGTGGGCTTATGGAAGAGTGTGTCCTTATTGATCAAACAGCATTAAATGAAATCGTAATTCCTACAACTAACGTTACTCGTCTATTACCAGATGGAACACGAAATAATACAGAAGTTGTTAATAAATCACAAATTTACATTAAGTTCTTTGGACAAAACGTAACAAATATATGTGCATAATTTTTATATATAATAGGATTAATAAAAGGAGGTTCTATTATGTATTATATTTATAAAATAGAAAATTTAATCAATCACAAAAAATATATAGGATTGACAAATAATATAGCTAGAAGAAGAACAAGACATTTTACAGACTTAAGATGTAATAGACATGATAATAGCTTTTTACAAAAAGAATTTAATATATATGGAGAAGATAACTTTGATTTTAAGATAGAGTTTAAAGGAGAAGTTTCTAGTGAAGAAATTGGAAAAAAAGAAAAAGAGTATATAAAAAAATATGATAGCTATAGAAATGGTTATAATCAAAATGAAGGAGGCAACTTTGGTCCTTCCAATGGAGGTAGTCATTTAACTCAATCAGATATTTTTAATATTTTAGCTGCATTAGAGTTTTCATCAAGACCGGGACAAATTTTGTCTGACATTTATGAAGTCTCAAAAGCAACTATAAGTAGAATTAAAAAAGGAGAAAATCATAATCAATATAAAGAAGAATATGACTCTTTACCTTTAGAAAAAAGAGAATCTATATATAAAATTTTTTGTGATAGCACAAACTTTTATGAGAAAAAAGTTAATACAACTATTATTAAATCAAAAAGAAAATTAACAGAAAAGCAAGTTCATTTAATTTTGTGTAATTTTGAATTTAAAGTTATTACCCAAACACAAATGGCTAAACTTGTAAATATAAAAAGTACTTATACTTTAAGTTGTATTAAAAATGGAAAAACATATAAAGATTATGCTTTAACATATAATCAGTTAAGTAAAAGTCAAAAAGAACAATTAGTGTCGCTATTGAGTAATCAATAGTTGAAACCCTTTGAATTGCTGGGAACCCCTAACGTAAAGACGAGGGCAATCAGCAGCTAAGTCTATTTATTTAGAAAAGTTCAACGACTAGTCGAAAGACGTACACTCAAGTGAGTGGAAGCGGAGGGCTCCTCTAGTAAGAGGATGAAGATATAGTCTATTCTGCATAGAAATATGCAGCAGTTCATCAGAGAACGTGTATAGATTAACGACCTATACAGAATATAAAAGAACAACGGCAGGATGGCGTTCGTCTTTTGCTTATAGTAAATTGATAGAATTGCTTATTATGTCTTTAATTGAGCCTGATGAAGTAATGATTATGGGCGGAACCTATGAAACTCCTGTTGTAGAAGGATTATTGGACGAAGATTTTGTTGACCAGTTAAAGTCAAATGGAACTTATGCAGAAGATTCGTTCGATAGAGAGTATAAAATTCTTCTGTACTCTTTAAATTATTGAGAATTGCGGAGAAGTCTTTAGAGCTTTTTATACTACAACGTAAACATGAAATAAAGTTAAGCGTGAATGTTTTAAAAAATAAAAAGATTAGATTATCTCGCAGCCGAATCTCGAATAGAGAAAGGTTCAACGACTAAGACTCTACAGCGCGTAGAGCAGCACAATACAGAATACAAAGAAAGGTTGTTATTATGAAGCAAATTATTATAAATAATATCAGTACCTCTTATTTTATCACACAAGATGGCAAATGTTATAACAGTAACACTGGGAAATATTTAAAAGGTCAAGAGAATTATAAAAACCACTATTTTTCCTATATTTTAACAATGCCTGATGGGAAGAAGAAAAGATGTTATGCACATAGACTCGTTGCAGAAGCATTTCTACCTACTCCAAAAGATAAAAATAAAAATCAAGTAAATCATATTGATGGAAATAAATTAAATAATAATGTAGATAATCTAGAATGGGTGACAGCAAAAGAAAATAGCGCTCATGCAATAGAGAATGAACTAAAGAAAGAAAAACATATTTTTTGTTTTAATCAAGACAAACTTTTGGTTGCCGAATATAAAAATGCAACTGAAGCGGCAAATGCAGTAAAAATTAGTAAATCTTTAATTTTTCAAGAACTACAAAAAGAAGTAAAAACACTATGCGGAGGTTTTTATTGGTCAAGAGATAAACAAATAAAAGAAGTAAAAAATTATCCCAATTTAGGGAAAGCTAAAGAAGTATTTCAATATGATTTAAATGGTAGATTTATAAATAAATATTCATCAACTGGACAGGCAGCTCGTTGTTTAGGTGTAAACAATGGTTCGCATATAGGTGAATGTTGTCGTGGTAAAATAAAAACATATAAAGGTTTTATATGGAGATATTCTGAAGATATAGTCTCACCGTCTAGTGA